TTATACCTTCCGCTAAAAAGAAAGCAGTCGGTGTTTTATTTGAATTGGGATACGATAAGTCTGTTATCAATGATGAGTTACAGGCGTACTTTTCTACCGAATTCTTATCTCTGAAGAGTAAAACAAAACTCAATAAAAAGGAACTCGAGAATATTACCGATGTTGTTCTTGAGCTTAAGAGTAATTTTAAAGATTTTAAGAAAAAAATTAAATTCTAGTATTGCCAAATAAGAATAGTCGTATATAAATATATTTGCTCTGGTCGCTCAAACAGGACTAAAGTAAACATATTAACTCGCTTAACAAAGGAGAACATATATGACAACACACACATACACACTAGGTCGGGTAATCCCGGCAGCAGGTACTGGTTATAGCCATCTTCCAGGCCTGTTTAACGAAAGTTGGCTAAGCAGCGTTATCAAGGATTTTGATAAAGCATTTGATATTCCAAATGCTACATATCCTTATAACATCGTATCGGAAACCGATCCTGATGGGAATCCATACGCATACTATATTGAAGTAGCGTTGGCAGGGGTCGGTAAAGACAATATTACCGTTAATGTTAAGGAGGGTCGACTCCACATTAATGTTAATAAAGAGGAAGAGGAACATGATGAGACCGTCCACTTCCACCGTAAGGGCATTAGTAGGAGGAAGGGACAATTGTCCTTCACCCTCAATGACAATACGGACATTAAGAACATCTCATCAACATACACAGACGGCCTTCTTCGAGTTAAGGTCCCTGTCGTAAAACCGGAGGTCGTTTCTATCGACGTGAAGGTTAATTAAAAAAGTTTAATTTAGCTCTGGATTGAGCGACCAGGAGCACTTATAATAAAATTTTCTTATATAACACGGAGGTGTACTCAAGCGGTCGACGAGAGCGATTTACTAAATCGCCAGACCATAACCGGTCTCGGGGGTTCGAATCCCTCCACCTCTTGTTTGTAAGAGTGGTTAAAAGTGACCGTCTAGACTAAATATCTTTGGTGAAAATTAAAAGAAACTACACAGATTGCCCTGGTTGCAATAAAAAAATATCTTTATCAACGATACAGCGTCATTTAAATGGTAAACAGTGCGGTAAAAGGCTATATGCACAATATAATGATACAAAGTGTAATTTCTGTAATAAGGAAATTCTTAACAAGGGATCGCTTATCGTACATATTAAAAGATGTAAATTAAATCCCAATAGAATACCTGGAAAGCGGTCACCTAATGCAGGCAGACAAAAAGGAAGCACGGCGTGGAACAAGGGTTTAACAGCTGAAGATCCACGCGTTCAAAAACTTTTAAATACTAAGCGTGAAAACTATATTACCGGTAGGACGGTATATACTGGTCGTAAACATACAGAAAAATCTAAAGAACTTATTAGACAAAGCGCATTACGTAGACACGCTGAAGGGTGGGACAATAAAGCCGGTAGATGCAAAAAATACACGTATTTGAGTCCAATCGCTGGTGATATAACTGTGGATGGCACGTGGGAGCTTAGAGTTGCAAAATGGTTAGATAGTAAAAATTATAATTGGAAGAGAAATACGCAACGGTTTAAATATGTTCACTTGAACGGTAGAGATGCTTATTATACACCTGATTTTTGGGTAGAAGAACTTGGTGGTTATTTGGAAGTAAAAGGATTTGAAACAGAGCTTGATCGATGTAAATGGAATCAATTTAAGGAAAGCTTGATTGTGTGGAAAAAAGAAGATATAATGTCTCTTAAATAAATTAATATAGATTTATACGGGCAGTTACCCCAGGCGGCCCTGGGCTCCGACTTGAAATCGGGTGATACTGTTAAAGGTATGGGGATCGACACCTCAGCTGCCCGCCAATTTTTAATGCGTAGATGGCTGAGTGGTCAAAGGCAATCCTCTGCAAAAGGATAAAATCGCCAGTTCAAATCTGGCTCTACGCTCCAGCACGCAGCTCATTAAATAATTTTGCTAGACCCGAGTAGGCAGGGGGCAACTAGAGCGCTTCGTCCAGCGGGTTAAAGACCCGGTAGCCAACGAAGACCTATCTAGCATAAATACTTTTATGACTTTCAAGACTTTTTACGAACAGACATTTAGTGGTCTAGCTAAAGGTAAAAGCATTGATGATCTCGCTAAGAAGCACAAGGTTTCTATAGAGCATATTAGCAGTCAGTTAAAGAAGGGTATTAAAATAGAGCACGAACATACAAAGGATGATAGTGTTGCAAGAAAGATTGCTATGGATCACTTGTTTGAAGACCCCGACTATTATACAAAGCTTTCTAATGTTGTAGAAGGCACACAGCAAGCAATAAACACACTTCAAGCCGCCTTAGATGTAATAGGCTTTGAACCTACTTTCGGTACGTTTGCCGATGCTGCAAATGTCTTAATATCAGGGCTACGAGCTGGATTATCCAAGACAACTGACGAACGAAAGAAACATATAATCAATGCAGGGATCAGTGCTATATCTTTGATTCCGTTTGCTGATATCATCAAAGTTCTTAAATTACGAAAAGCAAAGCCGATAGCTCGGGCTGTAGTAGCAGGTGCACGGCAAATCAAGAAAGTTGGTAGAGGTGTACGAGCTTCAAACCGTTTTAATACCCAACCAGGTCTTGCAGAAGTTACAGAGAAGAAGAATATACATGATCCAGTTCGTCCTGGTATTCTCAAGCGTCAAATAAAGGGTAAAGTAACCTGTGCTAAGGCTCGAGCCTTAAAATCAAAACAAAAGAATAAATCTAACGCTACAGCAAAGGGAGCTCAAAGATTTATAAATTATCATTGCTAATATGAGTCTAGAACAAGCATACAATCAAATAATTCTTGAGAGAATTAACTCATCTCCTGCGCCTATTCAGAAGAAAATCTCTGACCTCAAAGAATACCTCAATACAAAAGAAAACATTTTATTCTTAACTACCTCAAACAGAAGGCCTGGTCAGGATGAAGAAAGACCTAAGAGTACTCTTTTCGCTTATCACTTAAAAGATGAATTTCCGAGCAAAAATATTAGAATTATTGAAGTACCGGATCTCAATATTCTACCCTGTGTTGGTAATGTATCGACAAAAGACGGGAATTCGTGTGGTCTCAAAGGTGCGCTTTTAGAAGATAAGGATAAAAACCCTTCCGGTTATCATCGTTGCTGGGTATCGTATGGTAATAAAGATGATGAGCTTTGGAAGATATCAAAAGAACTTTTTAAGTCAGACTGTGTTGTGTTTTTCTCTAGTATTCGCTGGGGCCAGACAAACGCTATATATCAAAAACTAATCGAAAGACTAAACTGGATAGAGAATAGGCATACAACTCTCAGTGAAGCAAACGTCGTGAAGGATATTGATGTAGGCTTTATCGGTCTTGGTCATAACTGGAATGGTAAGGTCGTCGTGGAGACGCAACAACAAGTTTTAAAGTTCTTTGGATTCAAGACACCGAATCAGCTTTTCTTTAACTGGCAGTATACTACAGATGCATACGATGAATCAAAAGAAGGATACAAGCAGGATCCTAAAGTTTTTGAGAAAGTATTTAAAGTAGAGATATAAAAATATTAAATATCTTTATGCTTACCGCTGAAGAAGGTATTTTTTTTGCATTAATTCTTTTGCCTTTTCTAGCGACTGGTGCTTTATACTGGACGATCTTCTTTACATTTCTCGCAGTACAGAAATTATGGAAGTTTATTCTTGTTAAATTTAAATAGCTCTTTATACTATAGGAATGCCTAAAGCACCTATCAAAGCAAAGTCTAAGCCAAAAAACGAAGAAATGTATACTATTACTGTTCCTTTTATTAAGGAGTGTACGTATGAAGAGCGTGAAGGTATTCTACGTCGTGCTCTCATCAGAGAGAATAACAAGTATGAAGGTAGACCGTTTCGCTTTATTATTGCAGAGAAGGATATGAAGTCTGCGAAAGTTAATATCTTTGTTCGTAAAAAGAAGAGGTAGAAATGATTATATATCTGTATGAATAGACTTTTAGCGTATATATTTTACTATCTTGGTGATTTTTGTTGGCGAATAGTCTGTTGGACAGATTGGAATACAGTGACTCGTCATCTTATTGCTATGCCTTCCTGGTCTCTTTATCAAAAGTTCATGTCGTTATCTCTTGATTATGACGAAAGAGCAGGTTACCTTCTTTGGAAAAAGCCAATAGAATAATTATTGTAAATAGAAGGTATTTATTATATAAATATTCGAACATATGAACGGTGTTCACTCTTTTATTAACCAAATTAGCGGTTTAGAAATATTTCTAACTGCTTGCAACATAATATTTTTCCTGTGATTAGACGAGGCGGGCTTTACTCTATAAAGGTTTATCAAGGAGAGGATATAGATCGTGCTCTTAAGAGACTTAAAACAAAGCTCGACGCTGGTAATATCCTCGAAGAGGTAAAAAATCGTCGTTCCTTTGAGACAAAGGCCCAAAAGAAGAAACGTAAACAAAAGGCTCAGGACCGTAAATATAAGCGTAGGAGATAATACGTATGCTTGTTCCGTTTAAAAAATTTGTAACGGAGAAGACTTACAGCGTTACATCAAAAGAAAGAAAGCAAATCGAGGATATCTTCGATAGATATCAGCTTTATTTTAATGATGATAAGCTGCAAGGTAAATCACCTGAAGCTGTTTATAGAAAAAAACTACAGGGAGATGGTACTTTCTTTCTCGGGACGGTTACCTATATAGACCAGGTAGATAGAAAAGAAAAAAAGCTTCATGTAGAGGTAAGCTTCGGTCAAAAGGCGTCTGCTGCAGCGGGATATAGAGAGAGCACGAATTCTGTAATTCTCTTTTATAACTATTTCAGTAATTTATCACCTAACGAACAGCGTAATACAATATTACATGAAGTCCTTCACGCCAGACAGCACTATAAGAAACTAAGGCCTCAAGACATACGTGCTACTAATCAGAGAACCCTCCCTACCGGTCAAGTTTCTATAAGAAGTAAGCAGGGTTATTATACATCACCGAACGAATTTCCAATACAACTCGCTTCAATTACTGAAGAACTTCAGCGTCAATACAGTCTCATTCTTCAGCATTTGAAACGAGGTGATAATAAGAAGTTTTGGGAAAAGCAGCGTATCGGTTTTCTCCGATTACTTGATACCTTTATAAGGTCATCTAATCTACCTAAAGATTTCCCTCTCCCGAGTTATTTGAAGTATCAGGAAGACTTTATTCGTACTCTCTTTCGTATTAAAGAAAAGCCTGAATTCAGAAAACAATATAGAAAATTTAAGTTAGCTCTTCAACACTATTACCAAAAATTAAACCAACGACCACAAAAAGATGTTGCAATTCCTGAAGAAGGGTTTTAAAACAATAAGTACATTTATGGTATCATTTAAAACATTTCTCATTGAAGGCGGCGTCGGAGCTGAGCGTCAAGAACGTGGAGTCATTGATGCTATTAACAGATATGCTAAAAAAGGGCCTATTTCTGTTAATCAAATAAAGAACGTATCTTCTGCAGAGAAGATGGAAGGCATTAATGAACTAGGCACTGAACCATACACAGATGTAATTCTTACAATTGGTTCGGGTAAAAAGCGTATTAACGTTAGCCTCAAAGGAGGTACCGAGAGCGGTGTATCTGCAGCACCGAGCGTAGGAGGAGGTGGTCTTGTCGGCTTACAGACTTTAATACCTGATATAACTAAAAGATTTTTAAATAACGCTAATGCTTGGTATAAAAAGCAAGGGTTTAAGAGAGGTGATTTAATTCCAGATGTATATGGTCGTCTGAATGAAAAAGATACTCTCACTGTTTTAAAAGGAACACCAGCTATGGGTGGACCGGTTGATTACATGTATATTGGTCCTATGGATGTTGTTGGATCCTTTAAGAGCAATCAATTAAATCTCAACGGTGTGTTTACAGATATTGATCAATATGCGAAAGGACATTCAATCTTTTTAAGACTAAGAAAGCGTAGAGAAGATCAACCATATGAACCGGATTTAAAAGATAAAGACGGTAACCCGTTGATTCTAGGTAAAAGCCCGACAAAGGGAGATAGCGGTCGAAGGATCGTGCTAGTTGATCGTGTACCGGCTTCTGGTAATATTGTTGAGATATAAATCTTGCATCTTCCTTTAAAGGAGTATATTCTCTTTTTATGACTGACAGAGAAATAGCAGAAATTGATCTCTCAATTACGTTTGGTCAGAGATTAATTCAATATAAGAAAGCTTCTCTCGAGCGAATGCTATCTTCTATGCTAGACAATAACGAGAAAATTCGTCAGCACTACGAGAGTGATCGTGATTATATCCGCGATATTATTCAAGCACTTGAGAACGGTGATGTTATTACCTTTATGCCTCTGCTTAAGCAAAGACTGACAATTGTTGGTCAGTTGTTTTTTAAAAACGAATTTAAGTCGCTTAAGATGCTTGCATCTTCATAAGACTGTATATATATTACGTGAATAATGATTCATGCAACTAACTCAACAAAAGGAGGATGCTAAACAATTGCGGTGGGTTAGTGTAACTGGATAGCACCGACAGACTTATAATCTGTGTTCCCTAGATGAGGGACGAGCATGGGTTCGATTCCCATACCCACTTCCATTTTTTAAAATTTTATTGCATATTTTCTTTTAGAGATTAATATAATTACCGATCCGGGGTAGCTCAGCGGTAGAGCGGTCGGCTGTATTAAGTTGCAGCTTTCAGCAGTAATGTTGATTGAAAAATGTCGCTAAGTCGGTGAAAGCTGAAATGCTAACGCCGAGCTAGCAGGTCGAAAGACCGGGCAAGTGTAGAGACTTTACACGACACATCCTAACAGGATGAAGACAAAGTCCATTCCTTAAGGAATTAAAACTTAAGGGTAGATGTAACCGATTGGTCGCAGGTTCAAATCCTGCCCCCGGAGCTCTTTAGGACTCGAACCTAGAGACTAAATAATTATAGGTTCAAATCTTATGAAATGTATAACTTGTAAAGAAGAAATAGTTGATGATTGGCGTAAGGATAGGGTTGTTCGTAAAACAAAACCTTTATTATATTGTTCGCGCAATTGCGCTAATAACAGGGGAGTGCGCTCAGAAGCAACAAAATTAAAAATCTCTCGGTCCCTCAAAGGTAGAAAGCGAAATATTCCAGGATCACCGGGATATAGGCCAAGGACGTACATCGATTGTGTTTGTGTAACGTGTGGTGATACTTTTATAGCACAAGCTGGTTACGAAAAAAAGACATGTAGTAAGGTATGTGCGAGCTATTTACGTTCTATTAATAGGCAAAATTATCTCAAAGAGCACGGTAATTTCTCTACATTAAGAGAAACATTTAATTATAAAGATGTGGTAATAGATGTTGATTCAAATTTAGAAAAAGCTGGTATTGTATATCTCATTGATGAATTAGGTGCGAATCGTATTGAGCGATTTATAAGTATTTTAAATTATTGGGAAGACGGGTCACATCGAACATTTAATCCTGATTTTATTTGTAGGATAGATAGTAAAACGTGCATTGTCGAGGTAAAGCAAAAGTGGAATATACAATCAGAGCACCCTTATAATAGAACTATACCTTATAAGCAACTGGCGTTAGAAAAATACTGCGACGATAAAGGGTATAAGATGCTTTGGTTAGATTTTAATACGGCGCCGGTGCTTAAAACCATCTATAAAAGAATATTAAATGAGAGACAGTCTCAAGCCTCAATAGGTACTTTAACATGATATGAACAAAAATCAATTATACCGAGCTTGGTTAAATTTTTGGAACCACGACCGTATAATCATGATTACAATATGTGTATGTTTTATAATTTTTATACTTGAATGCCTGTGGCTAAGCTATTAATATATTCAAGAATTTATGACACAAACAAACACAACAAAAGAAGCACGCGTTTTTCAACTCTGTACAGAGCTCGAGGACATGAAGCTCCGTAAAAAGGCAGCTGCAAAGGGATTTAACGAAGAAATCAAGAGGATTAACGAAGAGATTAAAGAGCTAATTGATCCAGAAGATTAATATCTAATATGGCCAAGCAATATATTCTTAAAGACGTTGCTGTAAAAGCTAAGGACCTGGAACGGTCTTTTAAAAAAGCGCATAAGATTATAGAGCGAGCTCAAAAGAAAGTATCAAGAACAGGTAAAGATAAATCCTTGCTCAAAGCAGCATGTGAGCTTGGATTTATCTGTAACCATTCACCCATTACAAAAGACGGTAAAAGATATGTTAACCCCATGACATTGGGCGATAAACTCTATCTTGAAGAAATAGGGACATATAAGTGTGTAGAATTTAAAAATAATGAGTTTTTAGATTGCACAAATAAGCCTGTACAATTAAAATACTATTAATAATATGAAATTCAAAAGAGGAGATAGGGTAGAGTATGATGGTTGGGATTATATTGTATTGGATACAATTAATGATTCTGATCGACCGGATGATCCGCTTATTCAGCTCATACCTATTCAGCCTTCGAAGATGTATCGATCGGCCTCTGAGCTTACTTTGATAGAGAAATAAAGCTTGTCATTCCTTCTTCTGGAATCTATTATGGTAATATGAAAGACGGATTAGATCTTATAGCAACGGCCAGGAACTTTGCCCAGATAGCCCATATGGGTCAGTTCCGTAGAGATGGTACTACTCCATACTTTAAGCATGTTGATGGTGTCGCCAGGCTAGTTAAGCCGCAGAAGCCTGAGTACATTGCTACCGCCTACCTTCATGATGTCATTGAAGATACGAATTATAACTCCATGGATCTTCAGAAGATTGGAATGCCTAAGATGGTAGTTGACGCAGTCTTGATTCTAACAAAGTTTGATCATCTTTCATATGAAGAGTATCTAAAGAAGGTAAAGGAGAATGCTATAGCCAGGGCAGTAAAGATTGCCGATATGACCTATAACCTGAATGATACACCATCTCAGAAACAGATTGAGAAGTATAAGAAGGGTTTGGAGTACCTAAATGATTAAAGAACTTCTATATTATCTATCCCATGGTCATTGGAGGAAGGCTAAGATCTACTTCCAGGCCCATGTCATCTATAATAAGATGAAACTCATTAGATGGGCTAATAGAATGTGGCTTAAAGTTTGGCCTATCTTCTTTATTGTTCCAATTATTATAATGCTTATTGGAGCCTTCCTTCAGATGAAACATGATTATAGTTTAATTCATAACTATATTAATCTTGACGCCTTTAATGAAGGCATCTATATTAATTGGAGAACTGACGGATCACCAGGACAAGAACCACCAAAATAAAACATATGAGTACATTCACAATTACAGATGCTTATAGGGCTGATGTAACTACCTATAAGGTTGAGCTTAAAGGAGCTTATGAAGGCAGGTATAAGGTTAATAGGATTCGATCGGCAGCTGGAGACCAATACTTTGTCTTCTCCGATTACCATCTTGGACCTCATATTCATAACCCAGACATTATTGAACTAGTTAAGGAGACAATCAATGCTTAAGCGTAATGGATGGGACAACCAAGAGGTCATCGATATCCTAGAAGGATTGATGATTCCTATTAAGATGGATGATGCTAAGAAGTGGTCAAAAGAAGAATATGATAGTGTTGTAAGCTGGAATCAACCTCTTCTTTCGGCTATATCTCAATTCTCAGAATTCAAAGCTGATCCAAATGATTGGGTTGCTAAGGCTTTGGATACTGAAACCAATCAGATCTTTGTTATTAGCCCTCCTCTTCCACAATAGCTTATGACAACTCCTATTCAAGCTGAGTACGAATATATTCTAAAAGAGAAGAATCTTCATATTAAAGTACTTGAAGATCAGATCAAGTACAAAGATAAGCAGTTGGTAGAACTTGCTGAAGCTTATGGACACGCTCTTATTGAACGAGATGACTATAAGAAGGCTTTGGAAGCTCTATAAAATGCTTGCGTTCCAGTATAATAAGATATATTATATAGATCTAATTTGGAGGTATGAATAACTTTTAAAAATATGGTGCGGTGGCGAAATTGGTGAAACGCAAGGGACTTAAAATCCCTTACATTAGAAACATTGTGGGTTCGAATCCCACCCGCACTACCATATTAACATTCTATGACAACAAAAAACAAAATAATTAAGGTGTGGGGTGCTACAACCTCAAAGAACAGCTTTGCAGCTAAAGAACAAAAAGCTACCGCAGCTCGTCAGCGTATGTTCGGACAGAAGAGCCGTGCCCAGCGTAGTGATGCCGGTAGGAAGCGGAAATAAAAATATGAAAAAAAGAACACCAACAACCTGGAAGAAGTTCTACAATCGATCTGAGCTTCATAATAAATTTGAGATCGATAATATTATTGAAAAGACATTCAAGGTTCTTTTCCCTAATGAAGACTATCTACCGCCTGCTTATTATAACGATACTGAGTATGGTCTCGGTCATAGCTACAAGTACTTTGGACAAAAGCTACGTTTTAATAAAATCTGGCCTATTGTAAATTACAAGCTTAAGGCTCTCGATCCTAATAGCACGTGGGGCAATGCAACTAAATTTAATAACGAAAAGGGCTGTAAGGCATGGACAGCTGGTATTCGTTCCTGGACTAAGAAGTAACCTTATGATTCACGATAAAGAACATCTTAAGAAGCTTCTTCACGAAAATACACTTACTGTCTGTTTCACTAAGAAGGACGGTACAGTGCGTACCATGCTCTGTACACTTAATCCGTCACTTCTTCCTGTTATTGAAAAGAAGGAAGATGATGAGGTTAAGAAGGAAAAGAAGCAGAACGATGAAAGTATCGCAGTCTGGGACCTGGAAAAGGCTGCTTGGCGATCGTTTAGACATGATTCTATAGTTTCTTATTCTACAACTCTATAAGTGAAGCAACACAACGATTACACCGTCTACATTCAATTTCTTGGCAAGCCATATAAGTGCGACGTTGTAGGTACGAACGTTACGATTGAAGGCTGGGGACCTATAGATGAACAGCATTATGCCTCATTGAGGAACTATCTCGAAGACGAAGGTTTTATTCAAGAAATTGATAAAAGAAAAGGAATTTTTGACTTGTTTAAATCGTAGGGGGTTATATAATAGGTTTTTATGCAACCGTAACTTAACTGGATAAAGTACCGAGCTTCTACCTCGGCTTATGGGGGTTCAAGTCCCTCCGGTTGTACCATTTTTAAGCCTGTATAGCCCAGCGGAAGAGGCAATGGTCTTAGAAGCCATCAAGGGTAGGTTCGAATCCTACTACAGGCAAAAGTTCGAATTATTACAATCTTGATTTTCTATCTTTCTGTCTATATACTAAAGACAAATAAGGGAGATTAGTTTAAAAGTAAAACACCTGATTTACACTCAGGATTCGGCGGAGCGTTACCGTCATCTCCTACCATTTTAATGGGGCATTAGCTCAGTTGATAGAGCGGTAGCTTTGCAAGCTTCAGGTCGTCGGTTTGATCCCGACATGCTCCACCATTTTTTAAGCTTGCATTTTAATTTCTTAAAATTATCATATGGATATGATTAGTAAAATTATTAGCTTACTCACCGTATGTATAATTGCTCTCGCACTTATAATTTTTATTCCACTCTGTGTTATCTGGTCTTTAAATACACTGTTCAATCTACATATTGCTTACAGCCTTACTAACTGGGGAGCTATGTCGTTTTTGTATTTCACGTGGAGAGGTGCAACGCATTGGCAAAATAAAAAGAATAATTAAAATGTCGATGAGATTTGTCGTTGAGAGGTGGACAGGGCGTGCGTGGGATTCTTTTCCTGGTTTGTCCTTTAAAACAATGTCGGAAGTCTCTAAGCATTTAAAAACGTATTCATGGCACTATACAGCAGAGAACCCATACCGTGTCGTAAATTCCAAGCCTAAGAAAAAACCTAGTAAATACACAAACCCATTTCATCGCTGGAATTCAGATGAAGGTATGGTGGTTAAGATTTAATGTACCTACTCGATATTAATAAATAATATCGTGGAATTCATAACATTATCACCTCTCACTACCGCTTATCTTAATGTACAAGGTTATCAGTATAATTATACATTAAATGTTTTTTTAAGCTCTGGAACTGTTAGATTTCCAAGTCTAACAGCGGTAAATACATTTACCACAAACAGAGTGGTATCAAGCTTTTGTCCACCATTTTCTGGTTATAATCTACCACAAAAATACTTTGCAGCAATCGATAACAACAATTTACGCGTAACTATACCAGGATTCGCTCTTTCAGGTACCGGTATAGTTGATGTAGTGTTTTACAATAAAGCAGGATATACAAAATTATCCAATAGAAATCAATTGATTTCTGTAGTATTATAATTTTTAAACAATAAATACTCAATATGAGCATTACATTTACACTTAGACCGGCAGAAACCGTTACCATTGATGAAGTTGAAGTTTTAGCAGTAAGAGATCTCTTCCTCGAGAAGAAGATTGTTGCAAGAGTTAAGGGTCTCCCTTCCCCGGTCGTCCTTTGGGATGGTGAAGAGGAGTATACTGCAGCTGGAAACTGGACTAACGAGACAGTCCTCAGTAAAGCTACTGAAATTTTAAATTCCGGTAACGTTAGATTTCTCTAATAAACTTTAAGAGTCTACAACGAGAGAGAGCATATATATGCTCTCTCTCCATTTTTATAGATTGAATACTTCTAATAACGCATAAATACTCACGTGCAGCTTATTGATATAGTCATTGATAATCGAATATCGTGTTCCTTTATCGAGAGTTCGAGTATTGAAAATGTTATATTCTGTCGACCTCTCGAAGAGAGTCTCGATAATGTATCTATTATCTCTACAAAGGATAATGAGTTTATTCATAGCTACATACAAGAATCAACCAACAACTATTTAGAGACTGATATCCAGCTCCCTGATGGTCGTGTTTACCCTAGTGTCCGCTTTAAGCTCGTCACTGTTGAAGGCAGTAAAGAGCTACCTCAATCAACCATTAATCTCTCTTTACTCGGTTCTTATTCGTCAATAAGCGAACACACAACACTACCTAATTTCATCGAAGAGAGTTATGATGTAACTATCGGTAACGAAAAGAATATAGAGGACTCGATTGATGATCTTCAGATAATACCTGTATCAGAAGATGTTAGCGAATATGTAGAAAGGGTTAAATCATATGAAGCACATCTTATTGAGGAGCAAGCAAGAATTAAGGCTGAAGTACAGCGATTGAATAGAGAGCGTATAGTGTTAGAGGATGATCGTAGAATACAAAAAACGCTTGAGGATTATAAGTCAGAGTTATTACATGAAACCTTTCGTATTAGTGAACAACAGAAAGAGCTTCTTGAGCAAGCAATTAACGAAGCTGTTGCATCTATACAAGGACAGTTTGATGATCAGCAAATTAATGTCGGTAAATATCTTGAAACACTATCTTCTGCCAATCTGGAGGAAGTTAAGAAATATCAGGATAATCAAGTAAATGAGATTAAGAGTAGCATTAATTCTCTTCTAGCAGAGAGATTAGAGCAGGCCTCTGTTGAGAATGATAAGCTACTTCTTGAACGTGCTTCTGAGCTTGAAGCTGTTTTTACAGAAAAAATCATTACAGAACTAGAAGAGCATAAGCGTAATATCGGTTCAGAGATTGATACGATAACTAAGTCACTTGATGTTATTGTTACTGAAAAAATAACTTTAAACAATGATAATGTTGATGTGCTTCTTGTAAATAGAGCTGGTATTTTACAGGATCAATTTAGTGAAAAGGTAGCTACAGATTTAGCTGAATATAAAAACAACCTGTCTCGTGAGTTTAAAACCTCCTCTACGGAGACAGCCTCAAGGATCTTTAACGAAAAGACAGAGGAGTTAAATAAGGCTGTAACTGTATTACTTGATGAACATAAGCAGAATTTAAACAATACAATAACAGATAAACTCAACACTGTCGGGTATTCAATTGATAAATTTAAGAGCGAAGTAGACGGAAAGCTCCCCGAGCTCAACACCACCATTAAAGATATAAACAAGAGAATACAATCTTTTGTCACTGAGAAGAAGAACGTCCAGTTACTAGTTGATGACGCAAGAAAATATACAGACGCTAAGGTAGCTAAGGTATCAGAAGAGGTCATGTCGTACGCTAGACGCATTCTTGACCTCGGAGGCGGTGGTGGTTCAAATGCTGTACAATACGCTAATGGCGGTACGATGAATGGCGATCTGAACGTTACCGGTCAATATCTCTCTGGTGGCGTTAGTTTATTTAATATTCTATCTGGGAGCGGAGGCGGTGCTGGTAACCCTAACGTTAATGCTCTTGTTATTAGTACGAGTGCTAATTGGGATACTGCATATAATATCTCTACTGTATACGCTAGCAATTCTGCATTATATGCTACAACAAACTATGTAGATAGTAACTTTCTCAATCTCACTGGTGGCTTAGTTTCAGGTCCTGTAAGAATCAATAATAATTTAACTGTCTTTGGTAACTTGACAGCGACAGGCACTACAACGTTTGCAAACACTGTCTTTTCTGTTACAAGTGCTTTGAGCGTTGTTCACATAGGGAGTGGTCCTGCATTATATATTGGTAACAATGGAGATGGTGACATTGCTTCATTCTATGATTTGGATCAAGGTATTGAAGTACTTCATGTTGGTGGTAATAATGGTTCGCATCCTAATGTAGGTGTTAAGACGAGTACACCTAATAAGACATTAACTGTAGTCGGTGAAATATCAGCGACGTCGGATATCACGACGAGTGGCAAGATTTACATACAAGGAGACGGAAATTCAGATCAATGGAATACAGCGTATCAAGCAGTTTCAACTAATCCCTTTACAATTGTTTCTTTAACGTCATCAATTGATACAGTTTTAGGTGATAATATAGCTTCTGGTATATTCTCTGGTGTCTTAGGAGGTGATTGTAATATAGCATCTGGAACCTATTCATCAATCGTTGGCGGTTTTAGTTCACGTGCAACAGGCTATGCAACATTTGTAGGCGCTGGTTCAGGAAATAGAGCTACAGGTAACTATGCTGTAGCTGTTGGTGGTAATAAGAATACAGCTTCGGGTAATTATAGCTCTATAAACGGTGGATGTTGTAATACAGCTTCAGCTGCTTATAATGTAGTTGTAGGAGGTAGAAACAACACTGCTTCTGTTGGTACATTTGCTAATGTTGTTGGTGGTTTATCTAATTTAGCTCAAGGTAGAGCATCAATTGTAGCTGCTGGTAATTCAAATTGTGCTATTGGTAATTGCAGCTCTGTAGGCGGAGGTCTGCAGAATTGTGCATTAGCCGCACCTAGCAATATCGCTGGAGGTAGTTGTAATGCTATTACAGCTTCTTCAGCCTATTCTATTATCGTTGGCGGTCTCGGTAACTTTAACCCTCTTCGAGACTCAATTATTGGTGGAGGCGTTGCTAATCATACCGGTGGATTTGCTCCTTTTAATATCACAACAGCATCAATTTCAGGTAATGGTACCCAGACCAGATTAACTGGTACTGGTATCCAAAGCTGTTTCTCTTTTCCTTTTACTACTGGTAATGTTTCTCTATACTATGCTACACCTACTGTACCTCTAAGCTCTGGTATATTTACAACAGCTACAATTGCAGCAACTGGTACTAACTTTATTGTAGTTAATAATGATTATAGTACTTGTACCTCATCTGGTCTTAGTGCTACATCTGTATATGTTTATGACAGAACAATAAACCAGACAGGGTACGTTAATACTATAGCTGGTGGTAAACTTAATACAGCTTCAGGGCGCTATAGTTTTATCGGTGGAGGTGCAAGTAATACAGTAACTGGTAGCTGTTCTGTTATAGTAGGCGGTTGTGCTAATACTGTTATTGCTAACTGTGCAAGTATACTAGGCGGGAGAGGTAATATTATTTGCACTGGTGGTGCTGCTGGAACCGCATCAGGATATCTGAATCAGGTCATTGGAAATATTGGTGTTGCAATGGGAGCATCAAATAGAGCATGCGGAAGTGTTAACGTAGTTCTCGGACATGCAAATACAACATGCGGAGCTCGTACTACGATTTCAGGGGGTTATAGACAAACGGCTTCTGGAAACTATTCAAATATAGCAGGTGGTTTATGTAATACTGTATTAGGTGCTTTCTCAACTATCGCCGGTGGTAAATTCAATCATAACCCTCTCTTTAATTCTAGTATTGTTGGTGGTTCTTTTAACCATACTGGTGGCTTTACTCCAGCTAATATCACTTTTGGTGCTAACCTATCAGGTAATGGAACTAATACAGCTTTAATAGCTACAGGCATCGGATCGTGCTTTAGTGCATCAGGTACAACAGGAGCAGTATCCTTAATGTGGATGACATCAGGTACAGCTAATAGTACCCTATCATCAGCATGTTTTACTACAGCCAATGTCGTTACGAATGCTGCGAACTGCATTATTATTAATGAAGACTATAGTGCATGCAGAACAGGATTGAGTGCTTGTAGTATCTTTGTTTATGATAGATGCTTAAACATCGGCGGGCGAAACAGTTTTATTGGCGGAGGTATTTTAAATACAGCGTCCGGTTGTTATAATTTTGTGGGAAGTGGTTTTAGAAATACATCATTTGGTAGCTTTAGCTTTGTTGGAGGTGGAGACACAAATACAATAAGTACAGGAAGTTATAATAACATTGTCGGTGGTATCACAAATACAATAAGTACAGGCAACTATAATAACATTGTCGGTGGTCTCACAAATAGAATATGTGCAGGCAGTTATCACTCTATTTTAGGAGGGCTTTTTAACACAGTCAATTCGCCTGCAAATGATGTTAATACGATTTTAGGCGGAAGTGGTAATGCAATATGTGGCGGTAGCAGAAATACTGTTTCAGGTTATACAAATTGTATCACAAGTGGTGGTGCCTCAACAGTTATTGGCGGGAGAAATAATATAGCTTCTGGCGGATGTATTTTCATAGGTGCAGGTTGTAGAAATCTTGTATCTAGTGGTTTCTCCGTTATCGTTGGTGGTTTCTGTAATACAGCATCTGGTAACTACTCATTCGTTGCTGGTGGGTCTGCTAATAATACAAAGGGATTTGCTAATACCTTTATCTTAGGATCAAGTTTAAGTGCATCTAAAGCAAATTACACATACGTTAATAACTTATCGGTTCAAGGAAATATTGAATCAAATACAAACTACGTTGTCACTTTATCTTTAACAGCAAATCAAACAGCTAATAACGCTTCTGATACTACTGTAACTCTCGATCCTTTAAATGATCCAAATAATTGGTTTGATAGAAGCACCCGCAGACTTACACCAACCATCCCTGGTTATTATCATGTTGATTATCAAGTAGCCTGGGTCGGTGGCACTTCAGGTTCAGGTAATCAAAATAACATTCAAATTAGAAGAAATGATACATCGGTGGCTCTAGCTCAGCAACCTATTAGTGACTCTAATGTTAACACAACACAGAATACAGCAGATATTGCCTTCCTTAATGGTACGACTGATTACCTTGAATTTATAGCCTATTCAAGCAATGCTGCTCAAAGTATTATAGGTACATCTGATGGAGCTTGGACAAAGGTTGAAGTCTTTAAGATTAACTAAATACTATTATGGCAACAATTATACTACAACCCGAACAGACAGTCGATATAGATACAAATTCTCTTATGCTAGAGAAGGTTATCGATAGCTCGTCAAGTCAGACAATCTGGACAACAATACCTGCTTTAGGAAGAGATATCTACCTCTGGTATGGACCAGTAGAATACGAAGAAGCAGGAATCTGGACAAACGAATCAGCTCTTCAAAGAGCTAAAGAGCTTATTAATTCTGGGAATATTCGATTCGTTTAAATACATTATTATAAATTAGTTATAGCTATTTTTTTATTCGTAAAAAATAATTGCTTTAGCTGGTATTTAGGCTATTATTGATGTAGATTTTACAACAAAAGTTTCTCTTTTGATGTAAGATGCCTTGTAAAACAATAATAAATAAACTCGACCAAAGCCATGATTTTCAACGAACAAATCTCACGTAAACCGAATAACTATCCCTGGACAGAAGAATTCATAGAGGCCATGCACAATGGCTTCTGGACAGATAAGGAATTTAGCTTTAAGGCTGATGTCCAACAATTTAAAGTAAATTTAACCGAACAGGAAAGAGAAGCAGTAATCAGGGTTCTTTCAGCTATCGGTCAGATAGAGGTCTCAGTTAAGACATTCTGGGCACGTCTAGGTGATAATCTACCTCATCCATCTATCTATGATCTCGGTTATGTTATGGCTAATACAGAAGTCATTCATAATAATGCCTACGAACGTTTGCTTTCCGTTCTTGGATTAGAGGATATCTTCGAAAAGAACTTAGAGCTCCCTTGGATCCAGGGTCGAGTAAAGTATCTTAAGAAGTATACTAAACGTTGTTTTAAAGATTCAAAGAAGCAGTACCTTTATGCTATTGCTCTCTTTACTCTTCTTATTGAGAACGTATCGCTCTTTAGTCAGTTCTATGTTATTAATTGGTTTGCACGTTTTAAGAACGTTCTCAAGGATACCGACCAGCAAGTAAAGTACACTCGTAATGAAGAGAACATTCACGGGCTTGTAGGTACAAAGATAATTAATACAATTAGAGAAGAATACCCTGATTTATTTGATCAAGAGCTTGAAGATAAGATTATTCACGAAGCTCATGAAGCCTTTAAAGCAGAGGCTAAGATTGTTGATTGGATGTTAAATGATATCAACGAGGAGAATCTCAATGCTCTTCTTCTCAAGGAGTTTATCAAGAACAGAATTAATCATTCATTAGAAGGCATTGGCTTTCAAAAGCCCTTTGAAGTTGATACTGAATTACTAAAAGCTTCGACCTGGTTCGAAGAGGAATTACATGGCAACAACATGACCGATTTTTTTAGCTCTCGTCCAGTTGAGTACTCAAAGAAAAATCAATCTTTTTCTGAAGACGATCTATTCTAGTTGTTATCTAGAAACCAGGTATTAAAATAAAACTATATGCATAAGGATATCTATTGGCTTAATAAGGATTCTAGAAAGTTTCTAGAACGTGGTTACCTTCTAGAAGGAGAAACTGCCGAACAACGCATTACTGACATCGCAAAGACTGCTGAAAAGCTTCTAAAGATTAAAGGTTTTGCAGACAAGTTCGAAGAATATTTAAAATTAGGTTACTATTCACTTTCAAGTCCTATCTGGAGTAATTTCGGCCGTGATCGCGGCTTACCAATTTCTTGCTTCGGTTCTTATGTTAACGATGACATGGATGATATTCTTTATAAGATGTCAGAGGTCGGTGTTATGTCTAAGGTTGGCGGTGGTACATCTGGATATTTTGGTGCAATTAGACCGAGAGGTGCTAAGATTTCTTCTGGGGGCGAAGCAACCGGTGTCCATCATCAGTTAACAGTGTTTGAGTCATTAACAAATTATATCTCCCAGGGTAATGTCCGCCGTGGTTCTTTTGCAGCTTATCTTCCTATTGATCACCCTGATATTGAAGAGTTCCTGAAGATTAGAGGAGAAGGTGATGATATTCAGAATCTTTCAATTGGTGTCTGTGTATCGGATGAATGGATGAAGTCCATGAAGGAAGGTGACAGGGAAAAGCGTACTATCTGGGCCTCTGTTATTAAGAAGCGTTTTGAATCTGGATATCCTTATATCTTCTTTACCGATAACGCTAATAACCAGGCCCCGCAAGTCTATAAGGATAAGGGATTAAAGATTCACCACAGCAACCTTTGCAGCGAAATTATGTTATCAAATGGTATTGATGAGTCTTTTGTGTGTGATCTTTCTTCGCTTAATCTTGAGCGTTGGGAAGATTGGAAGGATACAGATGCTGTCGAAACACTTGTATACTTCCTTGATGCTGTAATGACAGAGTTTATTAATAAGACCGAAGGAATGAAGTTTATGGATCATCCTAGAAACTTTGCTATCAATCAGCGCGCTATTGGCGTTGGTGTTCTAGGTTGGCATTCCTTACTTCAGCAAAAGATGGTTGCGTTCGAGTCAATGCAGGCGAAGATTATCAATACTCAGATCTGGAAGACTATTAGAGAGAAAGCAGATAGAGCTTCTGAATCTCTAGCTAAGGAATTTGGCGAACCACCTCTACTTAAGGGTTATGGTCGTCGCAACACAACGACATTAGCTGTAGCTCCAACGACATCGAGTTCGTTTATTCTCGGTCAGGTAAGCCCGTCTATCGAACCTCAAAATTCAAACTACTATGTTAAGGATCTTGCTAAGGGTAAATTTACCTATAAGAATCCGTATCTTAAAGCGCTTCTTAAGGAGAAGGGTAAGCATGATGATGAGACATGGATGTCTATTCTCAAGAAGGGCGGTTCGGTTCAGCATTTAGATTTTCTAACGCAGCATGAAAAGGATGTCTTCAAGACTTTCGGTGAAATTCCACAAAAAGAGATTATCATCCAAGCTGCAGGTCGTCAAAAGTATATTGATCAAGGTCAGTCATTGAATGTAATGATACCTCCTAATACAAAGCCTAAGGATGTAAATGAACTTATTATATTTGCATGGGAGCAGGGAATCAAAGCTTTATACTATCAGCGTTCGGCTAACCCTGCCCAAGAACTTGCTCGCTCCATCTTGGCTTGCTCCAATTGCGAATCATAAGGATACGTATATGCGTTGGGAGCCAGATGCAGATAAAGTAGTCCTCTCTAAGGAAGACTTTATCTGGTATCAGCAACGTAGAAAGGAATGCAAAGTTTACGACACAACATTAACTCCGTATAGAACTTTCAACCACAAAAAGAAAAAAAGCTTTAAGCGGTATTAATTTTATTGCTATCTTAAATTAAGAGTTTTACAATAGGTGGATTAATTCTATGACAAAGGGAGAAATAGTTCTTGTGTTGAATCGTTGCTGGCAGGCTATTGGTACTAAGACCGTGGCAGATGCCCTTTCTATGATGTATTCAGATTCTGCTACAGGTTTAGATATACAAAGTTCAGAAACAATGATTCCAAATAAGTGGCAAGATTGGATTAAGCTTCCTTATGATGAAAACTCTAATTACATTAAAACTGTAAGAGGGGATATAAAAATTCCCAAGGTCATCATCTTATGCAAATACGATAGAGTACCGCAAAAGAGACCTAAGTTCTCGTTTAAAGCCCTATGGCAACGAGATGGTGGTATTTGTCAGTATACAAATAAAAAACTTACACCCAACGAGGCTAATATCGATCATATTATCCCAAGGAGTCGAGGAGGTAAGACATCATGGACGAACTGTGTTGTTACCCATAGAGAGGTTAACGCACGGAAGGCTAACATGACACCGGAGGAAGCTAATCTACGTCTGGTTCGACCACCTAAAGAGCCGAAGTGTCTTCCAATAACATTCTATATAAAGAACTATCATCAAATTCCAGAATGGAATCTCTTCTTAGACCATATAAAATAATATAATGAAAGAACGATTGTCATGGGATGTTTATGCTTTACGCTTAGCGGAAGTTGCTGCACTGAGATCAGAAGACCCATATGTGCAAGTTGGTTCATGTGCTCTCGATCATAACAATCGCGTCCTTGGTGTAGCTTATAATGGATTAGCACCTGGTACAGCAGCATCAGACTACTTCTGGGCAGATAGAGATGGTAGACGTCCATTTATTTTGCATTCGGAGACTAATTTGTTATCTCTCTTTAAGAGAGGGGAAGGGCGTTTACTTGCATGTACATTGCTACCATGCTCATCATGCGCAAGACAAATCATAGCGCATGGTATTAAGCGAGTAGTGTATAGGGATATATACACTAAAGATATGAGTGCTCTGGATATTTTTAAGTTCTATAATATAGATTGTATAAGAATTGAGTTGCCATCACTCTCTAAAGAATCTAATCTCTATACAGAATGAGTAATACAACACCAACCATTAAGGCAAAAATCGCTAAAGCAGTTTATAACGGTATTACAGATACTGTTATTAAAGCATCGACACACCCTATTTTTTGTAAGCTCAATTTACATAATAGTAGCATCCTTAAGAAAATTAATAGTAAGGCATTTGTAGCTTATAAGCTAGCATATCACTCAGATGACCTTGTAAAGGCACCATACGATCAAGGAGGTGAGACGGATATAGAGAATGCTTTGCTAGCTATCCAATCACTCGTACGCGGTGGTAGATACAGTGATAACAAAGAGTTTACCTTTAGCCGTATTGATTATCTCGTAAATGAAGGACTCAGTGCACTATATGATCAAGCACATCAGGAATGGCTCCAGCGTATTCAGAACGCTATTCATTCAGTTAAGTTTCAACGTGTTCCCTCTAATGTAAAGAAGAAGACCGGTCCAGCGCGCGACAAGAAGGGGAGATTCACTAAAGCAAAGAAGCGTAAATAATAAATATATACGTGCCTATCACGTTTAAGACCTTTATAGAAAAGACAAATCTCCGACCTAATGAATTAAAGGTTGGAGATAATGTCGAGGATTGTAATAAAGAATGCAAACACTATAAAAGTAAAGGTGTTGTTACAAAGGTTAGTAAGATAAAGGGTAAGAAAGACAATATTATCGGCAATAAGATCGAGTATAAATGTGATCAGGACGGTAAGACATGGGATAAGGGTGATAAGTTAGAAAAAACAGAGATACAACTAAGAAAAAAGTAGATCTGTAAACGAGCATATCATAAATTATTATATATGTTAAACGAAACACTCAAGAAAGATCTTCAGGTTTTAGCTGCAGCTCAAACAGCATTTGAAACAAATAACTGGGAAAATATTGGTTCAGTGCAGCGTGAACCAATGAGCAATACACATGCATGGGGGACAATCTACCAAAAGGATGGTAGACAGTTCTTTTTGAATATTAATTCAGCACCTAAAGCATTACAGTTTATTCAGAAAATTGTGTGAACAACGACGGCACTACCTTTCGTATAACTTTTCAGGGCATACAATATATTGTTGATGTCATGGAGTGGAACGGTAGGACGTCTGTTTATGTGGAGTATGCAGATATCGATGATGATATAGCTGAAGAAGATTTACTAAAATTAACCCAATACCTCGTTGAAGAGGGATTTGTAGAATACGATGAATAAGCCGTCTATTACATCGAAAATAAAAAGTGTAACCGAAGAGGTTATTAAGTGGTCAAAGAATGACTTTGGTCTTGTAACGGACGAGCAGTATGAGGAGCGCATTAAACAGTGCAAAGCCTGTGAGCATTGGGATCCCACAGGCTTTGTTAATACTGGCTTATGTAAGGTTTGCGGTTGTTCTACTATTGCTAAATTACCATTAGTGACAACAGAATGCCCGCTACCGCAGCCAAAATGGAGAGAAATTACTCCTTAGTTGCCTTACGTGCGTTCTTTGTCTCTTGTATTGTCTTTCTCTCCGTGCGACCATACTTAATGATCTCCTGAAGAGTCTTTCTTGCGCGAGCTCCAGCAGCGTTATTTCCGCTGTAAAATTTCTCTGCATCAAGAGCAAAAGAAGCTACGAGTTCTGTTAGTGTGTTGGATGTGTTTGTTGACATATATAATAAGATTTATTCTGTTTATTTGATTTTTCAACTTAAAGAAGGCTGTGTAGGTGATGCAGCAGGTAATGCTGCAGTTGATCCCATATTGCTTGTATCCATATGACGTGATTTAGTGCATACAGGCAAAGCGTGTCTCTTCTTTATAATCTGTTTAATTTTGCGTTTTGCTTCTGGTGTCTTCAGGTATTCTTTAAATGTCATTGGCTATATTATTTAATATAGCCAAACATTCTTTGATAGTTCTGGAATGTATTATCAATCCAATCACATATCTGTGGTCCTAGTACCTGTGTATAGTCCGGTGTCAGGGGTTTTACAGATTTTCTAATTGTGTGTAATGTAGATGATAGACCGTATACAGAATCATCTTCTTTTATTGTTTGCTCTACATTATCAAAGTCATGCTTAAACGGGTCAAGACCAAGATAATTATAAATCTTATTCATCTCCCGATCAGGGTAGCTAGTAAGATCTTCAGCTCGTACGTATAAAAAGTTTTTGTTTGTACCTTCAAGGAAGCACTGCTGTAGACGTTCTAACGCCAATCCAACCGGTGGACTTGCAAACCATGAATCGACTCTCTTAGCGGTACTCGTACCGGTCATCGCTGCGTGGTTTTGTATCTCTTGATGGTTTTCTTGATTTGACCTATAGAGCTTCTCCATAGAGGAGACAATACTCTTAAGATTCCTCACCATTACAATGCACTTCATATCATATGGCATAAATGAATTAAACCAATCATGGTGAATTGTAGCACCTCTTGTTTTAATACAAATATGATCCTTATTGGTATATGCCTTTGCATAACCCTCGAGACCTCCCCAACAAAACCCTCGCCAAGTCTTTAAAGCTAGTTCCTTATCTATGGCTTTAACCTCTGGTGTTGAAGTATAGTTAGCACGTGCACCATATAGGTACTCTAATACACCGTCTGTTGGAGTAGCACATACTTGTGGGTTCTGATTGAGTATACATTGTAGCAAGGTCGACATGGACCTTGGCATTGATGAATTAAAGAATATCATAGGGTTATAGAGTGTTTGTTGACATCAATATCAAAGAGTAGCTCTTTCTTAGATCCAAGAAGAGATTCAATAATTTGCTGTCTATCGAAAATAGTGTTTAAGTCTGTATAATTACATTGGTAGAAATTATTACCTACCCAATCTGCCTGATCAAGATAATGATCAATCTGATGACTAAAGCTCTTATGTCCTTTTGCTAGGATATTGTTATGAATACTGTACCCAAAAACCTTTGGTGAATTTGTAATCCAACATACAGTTGCTGGTTTATTGAGAGCTGCTGCAACGTGCTGGATTAGAGAATCTACACCGAGAATCTTATCAGCAAGAGCAACGTGACAGAAGAGGTGTCTTAGATTATCTGTTAGCGCTATTGTATTTTCAAGAGGTGTTTGATTTTCACGTCTTACATGTACAATAGATTTAAATTTATCCTTCACACCATTTACTACATCTTGTGCTATTGACGGTGGAAGGTCACGAGCCCAGCTATAGGGATGAGGCTGGGTGTCTGCACCACCAGAGGGTTGAATCAATAGAACAGGGCGAGTGTCTTGATACTGACGACTAATAAACATCAGTTCACGCTGGGTGAGATAAATCTCAGGCTTTTCACCTGTTGTCGGTACATTAAAAAGATCACACCAAATTTCACTTAGATGCTTGCGACGATAAAGAAAATCTTCCGTATGATAAGGCTCAAGTCTTAGGATCTTTGATTCTTTATTCTTAATATAATCATCATAAAAGTACGGTAAATTACCAAACTTATACACCCTATAAACGTTAGGATTGTGAAGAAACACCTCTGGGTAAGCTGTTACAACTACAAGATTGTGTTCAGGGTAAGCTGCTTTAATTGAACGGCATACTGCTGTTGCAATAACGTTTTTACCAGCTCCACCATCTATGTGAAATACAATATATTTGTCTGACATATCTATATTTTAATATTAAAAATATAGAAAACAACAGGTATTATTATTATTATGCTCTTGTACTATATATAGGAATAAACCCTAGCGATCCGCCGTCACGATCAAACACTTCTATTGTACGTGCGACTGTTGTAACCGATGCAGATGTAACAGCATTACCTATACGTAATATATTTGCGGATACCACGTTTCTTGAGCTAATATTATTAACATATGTATAGCTGACCTGTGAAGCACTTAAACCTGTACCGAGAATAAAGGTATTAGCAAAACCACTTGTGTTATTAGCAGAGCCACCAGCTACGAAAGAATAAGTACCAGAAGCAGTATTATTTCTACCACCAGCTACATTCGAACTAACTCCACAAGCGTTATTACAAAGACCACCAGCTACATTAGCATGATATCCTGAAGCTGTATTATTATATCCACCAGATACAGTAGAATAATTTCCAGAAGCAGTATTACAAAACCCACCAGCTACATTTGAAAAATATACAGAAGCTGTATTTTTATATCCACCAGATATAGTAGAATTTAAGCCGCAAGCTATATTACTACTACCTCCAGCTACATTAGAATTTCCAGAAGCAGTATTACAATACCCACCAGCTACATTAGAATATCCGTTAGCTGTATTACGACACCCACCAGCTACATTAGAAAAAGATCCACATGCTGTATTGAGAGCTCCACCAATAACCACATCATAAGCTGCGGTAGCACAATTTCCAGAACCTGCTCCTACGAAAGTGGCGTATCCAGTAGCACAAGAACTGAATCCATTGATAACAGTTGAATATCTACCGGAAGCATTATTACATGTACCGGTACCGATAATTGCATAATCATTTATAGCTTGTGAACTTAATCCATTGATTACAGTAGAATATTGACAACAAGTTGTATTTGAAAATCCGTTAACCACAGTGGAATAAAAAAACGATGCTCTATTACACCCACCACTGCCGATAAAGCTAGTGGTACCGCTAGATGTATTACACTCACCGCCTGCTACTACACTATTAGTACCGCTAACACAATTAGTACAACCTGCACCGATAAACCCACCGAGGCCTGTGACTCTATTAAGAGTTCCACCAAGTATAAAACCACCGGAAGGTCCTCCACCAGTAGCAATACTATTACACCTACCACCTCCAATAAATGAATTAGTGCCATTATTACAACTACTAATTCCACCCACGATAGTTGAATTCGCACAAAGAACGATATTACAACAACCACCTACGACAGATGATGCACATCCACTGGCTCTATTTAAACACCCGCCCCCGATAAAGGCTAGACCACGAGTAATACACCCGCTGATACCCCCTACAATAGTAGAAGCACTTTCGGCTCCACCGAGTCCAACAATGTTATGACATCCTCCGCCAACAGATGTAAAGTTGCCGCAAGCTGCATTACGACACCCGCCAACAATACTACCAAAGGAACCTGAAACTCTATTACAAGCACCCCCTACAACAGATGCACCGATGCCGGTGACACAGTTAACAGCACCACCACCTATAAAGCCAGAGCCCTGACATATAAAATTACAGCTACCGCCGACTATTGCAGACTCGATCCCTGACACATCAATACAGTTGCGTATACCGCTGCCGATAAAAGCATTATAGGCAGCAGAATTTGTATTACATTCACCGCCTACTAGTACATTATTCCGGTTATCACCGTACACAGATGATATAGTATTAGTAGAACCACTGCCGATATAGTGACCACCGGTTGTGTAATACCCTGAAGAAGTGCTTTCACAAATTACATTAAGAGTACCCCCGGTAATACTACTATTACAATTACTAGCACCGAGTATTCGATTACAACATCCACCAGCTACATTAGAGTAAGATGAAGAAGCTGTATTACTATTACCACCAGCTACATTAGCATGATATCCTGAAGCTGTATTATTATATCCACCAGATACAGTAGAATAATTTCCAGAAGCTGTATTACTATTACCACCAGCTACATTGGAAGCACATCCAGTAGCACGTGAACTAAAACCGCCGGTGATAGTTGAATTGACTCCAGAAGCTCTATTACACTCACCGCCACCTACACTAGAATTACAACCAGAGGCTGTATTATTACAACCACCAGCTATATTAGAGTTAGCTCCACACGCTATATTACCACTACCACCAGCTACATTGGAAAAGCCGCAAGAAGCAGTATTACTGCTTCCACCTGCTATATTAGAGCGACTACCACAGGCTGTATTAGCGTCACCGCCTGCTACGTTAGACCAATAACCGGAAGCTGTGTTGCTTTCACCACCTGCTACATTTGATCTCGGTCCAGAGGCTCTATTTGCTTTACCGCCAGCTACGTTAGAATAACATCCAGAAGCTGTATTCTTGCAACCACCAGCTACATTAGAACAATTTCCACTTGCTATATTGAGGGTACCACCGCCTATACTAGAATTATTACCCGTAGCTTGTGAACTAAAGCCGCCGACGATAGTAGAATAATCTGCGGTGGCTCTATTACACTCACCACCGCCTACACTAGACCAGTTTGCAGAGGCAATGTTGCATTCACCTCCAGCAATATTAGAGTATGAGTTAGAAGCTGTATTAAACCCATTAATAGGCTGAATTGATTTTAAGCCGGCAGAATTTATACAATACGCCTGACTTGATAATTTTGAAAATCTTGTGTCATTGAATTCTAGAACAGATGTCCCTGAGGCACTGTTCCATGATGAATAAGCTGTGCCCCATGAAGCACTTAAAGCTGATACTGTACCGTAGGTACTTTGCCAGTTACCAGTTAATGCTCTTACACCGGAATCTGTCGTATATCCACCTGTACTCCATAAAGCACTTAAAGCTGATACTGTACCGTAGGTACTTTGCCAGTTACCGGTTAACGCTCTTACACCAGTATCAATACCACTACCCCCACCGGTACCCCATGAAGCACTTAAAGCTGATACTGTACCGTAGGTACTTTGCCAGTTACCGGTTAATGCTCTTACACCGGTATCAACACCAGCTACGGTAATACCGGTTAGTTGAGAACCGTCGCCATATATAAACCCTCTTGAACTAATATTATTAACGTATGTAGTGTTTGCCTGTGAAGCACTTAACCCTGTACCGAGAATAAAGGTATTAGCAAACCCCTTGGTGTCATTGGCGGAACTGCCTGCGATAAATGAATATGTACCGGAAGCTGTATTATAAGCACCACCAGCTACATTAGACGCACATCCACAAGCTACATTAAAACGTCCACCAGCTACATTAGAGAAATATCCAGAAGCAGTATTATTACAACCACCAGCTACATTGGAAGTACGTCCAGAAGCTCTATTTACAAATCCACCAGCAACATTAGAACCAGCACTACAAGCGTTATTACAAAGACCACCAGCTACATTAGTAAAACAATCAACAGTAGTATTACAACAACCACCTGCTACAGTCGAGGTATTTCCACAAGCTATATTACGGCTACCACCTGCTACATTGGAAGAGCCGCAAAAAACAATATTACAAACACCACCGGCTACATTAGAATTAGTTCCACAAGCAGTATTGAGGGAGCCACCACCTATAAATGAATAATTACCAGAAGCTATATTGCAACAACCGCCAACTACATTAGAATAAGTACCGGAAGCAGTATTGGAACCACTTATAGGCCGTATACCACCAGTTACACCGGATTCCACATAGGGTGCACCAGAGAAATTTAGTGTATTTGTAGTCTGTGTTAGTGTTATTTGCGCTAATGGTTTATACGAAGCTCTAACATTATAACTACCACCTGTTAGGATATAATATAGGGTTTGACTCTGATCATATACAACGTCGCCTGTTATTGCTGTTGCAAGAGTTGTATCTGTGGTAATGTCTGTAGCATTATAAAACTTAACACCTGCACTAATACCACCAGGCATGATGCCATCACCAACAAACAGACGCTTTGAGTCTATAGTGTATCCGATTTCACCTTGATCGAGGGTAATAAGCTTTCTTTGCGCGTCCGTACCTCTACGGACCTTAAGTTTTACAACATTAACGTTAGCCATTATGAGTATTTATAAAAGAATACAGGTTATTTGGTAATTCTTTTAAAGAAGAATGACTACTTATTTACATAAGTACCGAACTTCTCTTTGAATTGATGAACGTACTTCTGTACAAAGCTCTCTAGGGCTTTGTTAGCGCCATCAAGTCCATGATTTTTTACAATAGTAGCGAGCTCATCCATATCAAGGATAGCTGAGAAAACATCGTTTTCTTTATTTGTGTCATTCTTTAGTGTGGTTTCAATAACAATCTTCATAGTGTATAAGTAATTAATAGATCAGTAGGTATATGCAACATTTAATTCAAACTATTATTTCGTTCATAAAAACAAAGCCACCGGAATTTTTTCAGTTTAAAAAAATTCCTGGTCGCACAACAGGCGTATATAAAGAGGATCATATAGAGCTTGACTTCCGGAAAGACTTAATTCAAACTATTATTCATGAGTGTGTACATGCTCTACATCCTGAACTATCGGAAACAAAAGTGATACAAACAGAAAACAAAATAATGAAAGTTATTACCAATAGCGATGTTGCAGAAATACTTTGCATAGTAGCGAAAAAGGTGAAGTACACAGAATTACATCAAAGTTTTTTAAAAAGACAATAAAAAGAGCTTGATTATACCGCTTACCCCCTATAATATTTTGTACAAATCAACAAACACACATAAAAACTAATTCATAAAACAGATGACAATAAATCAATATCTTACTGAATATCTCATTAAAGACAATAGTATTACCGGTACTGCAATTGAAGTATATAATTATACCGTACACGGTAGAGGCTCAGTAACAGTAGAGTATGACGGTGTACATGACCGAGCTAATATTATACATGTAACAAATAATGGGCGAAATGATTTTTACGAAGCTGATAACTGTAAGGATCTTAAAGATGTTTTGGAGTTTTGTCTCGGTCCTCTTGTCTCTGACAGCCAGTGGAAAAGCGGTGTTATGACAGGCTCCAATGAATATGTAGAGGGAGAGGAATTAGATGACATCGATTACTAATACGGTTGCTGTAATCATTATAGGGTTGACATCAACAGGATGTATTACAGTTCCACCTACTGATAAAATAACAAGTATTGATTCGCAGTTACCTAAAGAACCCACAGCTATTCAACCACATACACCTTATGTGTATGTAGAGCAAATCGATCAACCTCAAACACTTTCAAGTAAGATTAATTATCTTAATACGTGCATGATTAATTACAGCTGGGGTAGAGGGTGGACAGGTAAAACAACATTTTCTGATTAATTTACATACGCTAGAATATATAACTATATGACAAAAACAAAACTCAAACAAATATCATTGGATGCTATCCATCAATATCTTGAAGAGAATAAAGAAGATATTATTGATCTTATTAGTATGGACGCTGTAGATATTGACGAAGACGGTGAGTCTGTACCTGTCGATTTAGAGCTCGTTGATGAAGCATTCGATGATATAATGTCTAAACTCTTTTAAAGCTTGCTTTCCTTTATAGATACCCTATCATATATACATTATGCACTTCTGGCCTAATAAATCACTTACTCGAGCCTCAAAACTTTACAACGTAAAGTCTCAGCTCGCTAACCGTCCTAAAAATATTGCTGACGAGACATGGACTGAAATAGTAAAAGAAACAAAGCTTAATAAGCTTATTGTTCTCGATGCAGTACCTAAGGTATCACAAAAGCAAGCTTCAACAAAAAACAACAAATTCGGAGGTACAAAAAATGGGGATGTTTGATAATTTAATCGTCAAGCGCAAGCTTCCTCTCTCAAAGGAACTTAAAAAGGCTTTTCCTGATACTGATTGGTCTCAGGAAGACTTTCAGACAAAGGATCTAGACAACACAATGACCACCTACACCATTAAGGGCACTGGTCTTTATTGGGATAAGGTTGATGGAGAGATGGTCAGGACAATGACTGAGGCAGAAGAAAAGAAGGCCCGAAAGAAGAAGAGATGGGTATGGCCTTATAAATTTGTTGAGTCAGGTCGTAAAACTGTAAAAATACCTCATCATGGCACTATTAACTTCTACCATTATAAGGAAGATAAAGAAGGTAATACCTGGGACATTGAGTTTGATGCTATCTTTAATGCTGGAAAACTTGAAAGTATTGAACTTGTAAAGGGTGAGATCTCTAGTACAGCTGAAGAGAATGCAGCAAGGGAAAAGCAATGGAAAGATCAGCTTGATGCTTATGAATCCCATCCCTGGACCAAGACTAAGAAGATTCTGAATAAGATTACCTTTGGTTATTGGACAAAGTTTTGGAGTAACTATGTTTCAAGAAGCCTTTATTGGGTTGCTCAGAAAACATTGAAGCTTCAGCTCTGGGTTATTCGTAACCTTGCCTAACATGAGAGGTGATATTAATCCTTTGTTTGCCTGGCTTTGTGCTATGGTACTCGGTGGGGTAATCTGGTATGGCTTAATTGAAGTTGTTATTTACTTTTTTCATTGACCTTTCCTTAGACTGAATATACTATAGGTGTATGGCTAAATTACTATGCGTGGGTGACGTGCACAACCACTGGGTTGAGGCTGAGGCTATTGCATCAAAATACGATGCAACACATACTATTGTGTTCACTGGCGACTACTACGACGACTTTGGTGATTCTGCTATAGAGGCTGAACAAACAGCTCGTTGGCTTAAAGAGTCTTTATCTAAGTCTAATCGAGTTCACTTAATGGGCAACCATGACATAAATTATGCGAGCTTTAACCTAAGACCTGGTTCTAGTCTTGGAGATCAGATCTATAATTGCTCAGGTTATTCACCAGCTAAGGATGATGCTATTAATAGGATCATGTCTAATGAGGATTGGAATAGGGTTAGGCTTGCCCATAAGCAGAATGGCTTTTGGTTCTCTCATGCTGGGTTCCATCCTTTTTGGTTCTCTAGCCCTCCTTATGGGATGGATGATGAGATCATTGAGATAAAGCTTAAGAAAATTCAAAAAGCTATCGAGGATAGAGAGTTCAGCAATGAGCTTGGTGCTGCTGGAAGGTGTAGAGGTGGTATTCATCGTGTGGGAGGATTGATCTGGCGAGATGCTATAAGGGAATCCTATACTGGTTCTTATTGGAATGATGAGTCTGGTATTAAGCAAGTTTCTGGGCATACTCCTGTAAAATCAATCGATGTTGAAGAGACTGCAAACAAAGGTCTTTGTATTGATATTGATTGTGGGTTGTCTCAGGTGCTTGAAATCCTAGAAGATGGTACATATAATATCATTGACACAGGACTTGAGAGCTTTTATAAAGAATCAGAAAGAAAGTTCGTTGAACAAGAGAAGAAGAATAAGGAAGAACAAAAGAAGAAATATCTCTATAATCTTGGAGCATATGATGATGTCTATAACAAACTAAACAAATCGTGAAAACTATTAGAATGGAAGTAGAATTAACTTATGATGATTATATTATGCATGAGAATAATTCGGATGAGATTATATGGTTCTACAAAGACATTTTAGAAAAGAAAGTATGTGAAGATGGATCTCCTAATTTAATTTTACATTCTAATGAAATAGGTGATGAGGTTGGTCTTATTAAAGTATTAAAAATTTTATGAAGAAGATACTAAAGCCAAAACAGATCGAGGAAGCAATTTACTTCTCAGATTTTTCAGGTGAGCCTTTTGATACTAGGTTTAAGCATCCTCCTGTAGAAGTTAAGATGAATTTTAACTATGGATCAAAATATGATGGATCTGAAATTAATTTGCATTTGTCTGATAAAGACATGGAGCCTATTTTAGATCTTATTCAATCTAAACTGAATCCAGATTTTAAGAAGAGCTTAGAAGAAGATATCAAAGAGAATACTCTGGAGTACAATAATGCTATGGATTCAAGAGACCCTATAATGTGTGATTATTATATCTCATGTTATAATCTCTTTAAAAAGCTTTTAGGTAATGGCGAATAAGCTTGACTAGTCATTTAAGGATCTCTATTATAAGCAGATGAACAGGCCAGTTATAGCATTTGACTTCGACTATACTTTAGCCATTGAAGAAGTGTCAGGAGGATGGATTGCTGTAGGTACAGGTGTTCTAAAGCCTATTCAAAAGATTATTGATATGGTCCTAGAGAAGGATGAAGAAGGATTTGATTGTCATATTGTAACCTTTAGAAAGGAAGAAGATATCCCAGAAGTAGAAGAGTTTGTAAAGAAGCACAATCTACCTATTAAGGGTATTCATAGTACATCAGGAAGATCAAAGATTCCTATTCTAAAGAAGCTCAATTGTACTTTGATGGTTGATGACCAGGTAGAAGTCTGTACAGCTTGTATAATGAATGATATTCCCTGTTTACTTGTTGATCATGGATTCTCAGGAACAAATAATGTTGTTGCAGATAGAATGGATAAAATCAAAGTTTAAACTTGAAGTGTCCTAAGAATCCCTATAGTATATAAAAATATGAATAAAAATATTAGTTATCTACTTTTTAATTTCTTTTTAGCTCTTCTTCTTTGGAAGGGCATTGAAGGTAATAAGACAGCACAATACATCTATGTTGGATTTAATTGGCTGGGGGTATGGATTATTTCTTTTAATGTATATGCTCTTAATTCGATTAAAAAGATTGAGAGTGTAAAAATGTCAAGACCAAGTACATCACTTTGGGTTTCAATTCCAGTGACAGTTGGATTCTTTTGTACTCTAATTTGGTTTGGATGGATTTGGACAGCTGTTGCAGTTGTGCTTGAATTCTACTTTGTCCAAGAGTATGCTGAACTCTATGATAAGAAAAAGCTTGAAGTGTCCTAAAAATCTCTATAGACTATAAAAATATGAAAACAACAACAGCAGTATCAGTAACAACACTTGTAGCAATTCTCTTCATTGGAGTTATTACCCTTGGAATGTGGGGATGTCTAAAGTATGATGTATATTCAAAGAAGATGGAAGGAGAGGCAATCCTTGCACATGCTCAATCCTCTCGAGAGGTAGCTGTAGCTGAGGCAAAGGCTAAGATGGAGAGTGCATCTTTGCTAGCAAAGGCAGAGATTGAAAGGGCGAGGGGAGTTGCAGAGGCTAACAAGATCATTGGTGAGTCTCTGAAGAACAATGAGGAATATCTTCGCTACCTCTTTGTTAATAATCTAGAGAACACAAAGAATCAGGTAATCTATATTCCTACAGAAGCTAACCTTCCTATCCTTGAAGCTAATAGGAAGAAGTAAACTCCTTTATATATGGCTAAGAACATCTGGAAAGAGGCAATTATTGAAGAGCTGATGACTACTGGTATCTATACAGAAGAGTGGGCAAAAGATCCCAAGAAGGCTTTACACCATCTTGCCTGTTGGCATACTGAGTGTGGAATGCATTTTGCTAAAGAAGAGAGATGGCATAAGAGCTTTAGGAGGATGTGGATTAGTCTTTGGTATAGTACACCATTTCCTTATTGGTACTGGAGAATGAAGTACAAAAACAACCAACCACCTTTTTAATATGAATTGTCCTTATAATCATAATGACCCAGAGTCTAGGTTTGTATGGCTCGAAGAAAAGCTTGAGACAGTTAAGCTCGAAAGAGATATGCTGGAACATAAAGCATGGGACCTTGAAAAATATCTTACAAAGAAGCTAGAAGAGCTTAAACTAGAAAGAGATGCTCTGTGGGTCAAAACTCAAGAGGACGAGAGGGAAATCAATCAGTTGAGGGATGCTGCTGAAGAGCTAGAAGAAGTAAAGCTGGAGAGAGATGCTCTGTGGGTCAAAACTCAAGAGGATGAGAGGGAGATTAATGACCTAAGGGATATTAATAAGCAGTTAAGAGAAAGGTTGACAAATTACCTTGAAGCATTTGTAAGGTTTAACAAGGATATTGAGGTTTTTAAACAATGAGTGATACACCAAGAACAGATGCAGAGGATATTAACATCCTTGAACAAGAAGGCTTTGTAGAAGCAGATTTTGCTAGAGAGCTAGAGAGGGAGATAAATGCATTACAAAAATGGAAAGAAGAAGCTCTAAAGGTTATGAATCAGTGGAATGAAGTCTCTGATTATATTAACCATAATGCTGAAGTAGAGGATCTTGGTAGGTTTGTTCCACAAATCTGTTTGAAGTATCTTAAGGAGAGGGATGAGCTGAAGAAGAAGCTTGAAGTGTCCTAAAAATTCCTATAGTATAAAGACATGAAGAATAACATTTATCTTGTTTATCAAGAAGAGAGCAAAGGTTATGACACCTATGACTCTATGGTTGTTGTAGCACCAGATGAAGAGACAGCTAAAAGGATTGATCCAAGTACTATGTGGGGTACCTTTATGACTGAACATAGGTGGAATAATAATTATGGCTCCTGGGCATCATCACCTGATAATGTATATGTAAAATATCTTGGAAAAGCTGATGAAAGTCAGGAAGTTGGTCTGGTCCTATCATCCTTTAATGCTGGATAATATGAATGAAGAAATGTTAAAGGCTTTGAAGTGTTTACATTTAGCTGTTCAAGAAAACATTGCTAAGGATGTTGAGACAAAGGTAATGATTTATGTAAAACACTTAGAAGAAAGATGTGAGGGGTTTGCTACTAATTTATATAGAGTAAGAAAAGAAAGAAATGAACTAAAGGATAGAGTTAAAATGCTTGAAGATATAATTGCAAAGCATACATCTATACCAAAGGCAGTAATCCCAAAGCTTACTACAAAGTTTCCAGAGATTGTTCAGAGTGAAATTACACCTGTTCCAAAAGAAGAAGCTTGAA